GGCTCATCTCTCAGGCTCGCACCTCCACAGTAGCAGGTGACGAAGAGAATATGTCTAACCTGCAGGGTTGGCGCGCAGTTAATACAACTGTCAGTACTGATTTATGGTTGCTGGTAAGCAGCTCTTTGGAATATCCAGCAAGTGGCGTTGTGGACGAACAGATATTGTGCGATTTCACGCGTTCAGTATATTGGCGGGACGCTATTGGCTCTGGTACCTAAAGTCTATTGGTCTGGTCCCCCGGAGGGAGCCCTACCAGCTCCCTTTAAAAAGCCTTAGCGGAGGCCCCGGGGAGGGGCCTGTCCGCAGGCTTTTAAAGGAATTTGTATTAAAGACAAGAAATAATGTAGGATTACTATACATGACGAACCCCGTAGGTGTTTGGGATTTCACCCTTCCAGATCCGGCTAATGAGATGACTTCAGATCAGGTCATGGATAAACTTCAGCCTTTGTTTAAGAAGTGGGCTTTTCAGAAGGAGAAAGGTGATGGTGGACTTATTCACTATCAAGGCAGAGGCTCATTGTTCAAGAAGCGAAGGTTCAATGAGATTAGAAAGCTTTTCGTAGAAATTGGATGGGATAAAGTACATTTGACTCCATCATCCAATAATAGCCAGAAGGGTGATTGCTTTTACACCATGAAGATGGACACACGAGTTGAAGGACCTTGGACAGATAAGGATATTCAGGAAAAGATATATATACCCCGACAATACCGTGGTATACTTGATAATTTACGACCATGGCAACAGAAAGTATGGGATTCAGCAGATGAATTTGACCCTCGTAGTATTAATGTTATATATGATTCTCGTGGTAATAACGGGAAGAGTACAATTGCATCCGTGATGGATTTACACAGACGTGGTTTAGACTTGCCACCTATGAATGATTCTGAGAAGCTTATACAAAGTATAGCAGACATATTGATTGCAAGGGAGCTTAGAGAGCCCAAGGTTATTTTTGTTGATTTGCCAAGGGCTATGGACAAGCGCAAGCTTGGAAGTTTATATACTGCTATTGAGCAAATTAAGAAGGGCAAGGTGTATGACATGAGATATAGGTATCAAGAGTGGTGGTTTGATAGCCCACAGGTTTGGGTTTTTACTAATATAGACCCAGATCAGAACTTATTGTCACGTGACAGGTGGAATGTATGGACCATAGACAATGACGATCTTGTTCCAATTGTTCCAATTACTTAAGATAAATATATATATAGAATCGAAATTTTAGCAGACTTGACAGCTTTAGCGCCTAAAATTTCGCTAGGTTTGCGTGACATTTATAAAATTATTTTGAGAAAAAAAATATCTATAGATACCATAGATGCCAAGATATGTTAGAAGACGAAGTAGCAGAGTCAGGACCGGTGTTAGCTCTAATCCTGTTGTTACTAGAGGTAACAAGAAAGTTTATAAAAAATCGTATTACAAACGTAAGTCGAGTGTCAGGAAGAATGCGTACTCGCTTTCGAAACTCCAGCACCAGGTAAATAAGATCCGGTTGAATTCTTATGGTCAACCACAAAAGTCATTACAATTTGCAGATCGCTTAGATCCAGCCATTACCTTTAGCCCTTGGCGACAGTATCCCCTTCTTATAAATTTGAGCGACTTAAGACCTCAAACAACTGCTACAAATATTGGGTGTCCTATTTATCAACAGACCCCAGGTGGCACTCCTATTCAGCAGATTGGTGTGTTCCGCCCATATTCTAATGCTTTTTGGAATGCTTCCAATCAGGATCTTCCAGATACCGGTTCTATCTGGTTTAACGGCTTTAATATGAAGACCGAGGTTAAGGGCGCAAAGTCCTTAGTAGATGATGTGTATGTAAATTTTACAGTCTTTAAGTACAAACCTGGAAAAATCCAAATGGTAGACCCCGTGACTGGCCAAGGGCTTATAATGCCCACTGCTCTAGGGCAGCTGGCCGATATGACAGGATCGAATAAGTTTAATAAAACATATTTCAAGACATTCAGGTCTCAGACTCATTTGTTGAACTCAAGGACATCTACTGCTGCTCCTCCTGCCCAGGTGCAGAGAGGCACTACTGCCAACATTATTTATGATGTGTTCAGCATGCAGCCAAGGCGGCTCATCTCTCAGGCTCGCACCTCCACAGTAGCAGGTGACGAAGAGAATATGTCTAACCTGCAGGGTTGGCGCGCAGTTAATACAACTGTCAGTACTG